ACATATTTGCCAATAGCCATATCACTGCTAAAGATACTATCGAGGGTGTCATCAGCATCAACCAAAACACAACTTGCAAATTGACGAATAGGGGTCCGTACTCCCGCCATGACTGGCGTTGGGATGCTGATTTTGTGTCTGGAGATGGCGTCGTAGTATCGTCTGACATAATCTAATCTAGTTTCTTTAGGGTACTCTGAAAACATTGTTGCAGCAATCATGAGATACATGAACTGTGGTGTCTCAAAGACATCACCTGTGCTGCGATCTTGTACCAAATATTTATCAACGACTTGGCGAAGACCTGCATAAGTAAACAGATAATCACGGTCATGATCTATAAAAGATTCTAACACATCAATCTCTTTATCACTATATGATGTAAAGAAATGTTTATCATAGATGCCCCTCTCAACGCACTGTGTTGCGTGATCTCCTAGATTGGGTGGTTCATGCATACGACCCCACAACTGCTTCCTAAGAGCGAACAGAAGAAGTCTAGCAGCAACGAACTGATAGTTAGGATTCTCTAAGTCAATTAGATCACTAGCACTCTTAATAAGAATCTCTTGAATCTCTTTTGTAGTAATTCCATCATAAAATTGTATTCCAGAATTAATCTCAATTTGAGATGCAGAAACACCAGCAAGATCCTTAACTGCTTCCTCGACCATCTTATGCATTTTATTAAGATTAAGAGGTTCGATAGATCCTTTCCTCTTACGAACTTTAGTTCCGTTGCTCATACCCTTTTCCAATTGTTAAATTTGATTTTTGCTTCTAATCCTGAATATGTATTAGATTCTAGCAGAGGCATGATCTTATGCCCCTGAACAACCATATCATTAATGTCCTTCTCCCACATATTAGATGGCCATATCACAACTCTCTCACCTCTGTCGATGGTGTCGGAGATTCGTTTAACAATTTCTGTATTCCTCGGCTCGTTATCATAGACCCAAACAGGAGTGCTAACACCCCACTTCCTAACATCACCGTCTGCACCGCACATAGCGATGCTATTGCGAACGAACGAGCTGTCGAACGGTCCTTCTGTAACGAAGACTGGAGCATCTGTTCTGATGTTATCCAGTCCGTAGATCTTTGGTGCCTCATCATCTAACATGGTTGTGATATATTTAACAGAACTTGGACCTAGAGATCTACCCTGAAATCCTATGAGTTCTTTTTTATAGTAAAGAGGTATTACTATCCTTGATTCTTCTTTAACCTTTGAAGAAAAAGTAGGTTTATAAGAGTTAACAAACGCACAAAACTTCTCTGCATAATAGAACTTTGTAGGTTCTAATGCACGAGACTCTAAGTATGTTCGGCCTTGAACAACCTCTGAGCAAAGAGGTAGATCTATCTTAGAATTAAAGACAGGTTTTTCAAATTCAAACTCTGGTTCCTCAACAGGAAAATTCTTGCCTGTAAACCCTTCCTTGAATTTCTCCATAGAATATTTTCCATGAAGAACTCCATCCAATTTCTTAAGAAAGTTATTGAATGACATAGAAGCACCACAGTTGTGACACTTATAGTTAGTATTGGTCTTAACCTGATAAAGATATCCTCTAGCTTTATTCCTATGCTTCTGGGAATCCCCACACAAAGGACATCTAAAATTGTAAAGGTTATCCTTTACCCTTTTAAACTTTTCAAGACGAGCAGATACCAGACCAATATACTTTGAATCAATTAGATCCATTCACGGAGGTTTGCTCTGTAGGTATTGTAGCAGAGGTCGTCATCGTTGTCAAAAGTTTTTGTCCTGGGACCGAGACGAGGAAAGATATAACAGCAAGAGCACCAAAAATACTCCACATCTTCTTTTCAATGACTCTAAGGCGTTCATCAACCTTTCTGATATCTCTTTCACAACCTTTCTTAATCTCCTCAGATTGACGATTGACTTCTCTATGCACACTCTCTATCTTCTCAAAAAGTACTGCATCTATTCTATCCTGCTTGTCTAATTTCTCATTATGGACAGCAAGCAACTGTCCCATCTTGATTGAATTTTCTTGTAAAGAATCCACGACCCTTTCCAATCGCTCTAAGATAGCAGTATTTACATCCATCGCTTACGAGAGCCGTGACCCCCAGTAGCGTATCTCTTTTGAACTCCTTTCTTTTTCTTACCTAACCCAACCTCTTTACCTGCTACTGGTCCTTTCGCATCAGAACTACCACTAAAACCACCACTCTGACCGACTGCATTGCCGACCATCTCTTCTCTAACAAACTTAATTATCTTATCCAGACGGCGATCCATTAGAGTTTCCGTAGTTGAGTCAGACAAAATTCATCATCTAATACTCTATTTAGTTCTGATGGAGGATATTCAGAGACTCTTCCAAGGTATGTTAGAAAACTCTTAGTACAAGACCAGAGATCAGTATCTAACTTAAAGAAAAGTAATGGTACTCCAGCATCACCAAAGACATTAAAAAGAACAATGAAGTGATTGAGGATAAGATGAGTCCTCAGCTCTCCAGTGTTCCGATATCTCTTGAGTAATCGTTTGATATACTTTATTCGCTTTAAATCATCATAAAAATCATCCTCAGTCACAGCCTGAGGATTATCATAATTTTTTATAGCAAATAAAAGATAATTATTGTCATTCAATTCATCGAATCTCATTTACATATTATTCGTCAGTGGGGTATGGCAGGCTTCCTGTTGTGATTCCACTCATTGCTACGAGTGTTTCTTTTTTCACTCTCAGTGAACCATGACAATCTATATATGTGGTTACACCGACCCAACCAGCATGGCCTACTGCATAAGCACCAGTATTTCCAGTTGCAGTACCATAAACAATTGCATCAGCATCTGATCTACCTTCCTTATACACACTATCTGTTACCGAACTCTTAGGAAGTTCAGTTACATAGTATGAAGTACCAGCAATACTTGTTGCACTTAGTCCATCCGTTGTATCGATGGTTAGCACTCGGTCGCTAGTAATACCCGTGATTACTGCTGCACCGTAGTGAGTTCCGACACCGCCTCTAGCACCAACTCGAAGGACTTGACCTACGGTCACATCCGAAGTGAAAGTAGTGCCAGTACCAGTTACAGTAGTACCGCTTACTGCGATAGTACCGAATGTCGTAATATTATCATTAGAACCCCAGAGAGCCATGTTCTTTACCCAAGTACGATTTTAATCTAAATGTATTTATACTATAACTAGTCTTTATTAGATACCCACTTGCCATTCACAAACTTTTTAACTTCACCTGGCCTGAGCTTATTCTTATCCCTAGCCTTTTTCATAAAAGCTTTGTATTTAATACTATCTCTAGTCTTACCAGTTTTTTTAGAACCATGCACCATACGATCCTTGTCAAACTTATAATCCTTTTCCTTTTCAATAGTCTTTTTTCTATGCTGTGGAGTATCCCAACTGTCACCATATTTCTCACCTAACCAAGGTTGATACTTATTAGCATAAAATGCATCAGGTAACCACCTCATTAGTCAGAACCCCTATTAGATGTACCAGGTGGATAGCGACCTTGTGATGGATCCTTTTTAAATTCTGCTGCTCTTTCTTTAGCAATCTTTTCTTTATGCTTCTTATATTTTACAGCATCTCTTGCTTTCTCTGCAGGAGTTTTCTTAGGAGCTCTGTCAGCAAAAACAGCACCCTGAGTTTTCTCCATATTATCCTTCCACTTATCTAAATTAAACTTCTTAGGATTAGTAGCAGACTCTTTAACTCCACCTGTAATAGGATCAGGCAACAAAAGATCAGTGACTTCATATGCCACATCACCATTAGCTTTCATAAGATATAATTTATCGTTCTCTTCAATCGTTAAAGTTTTTTTTTAGCTTCCACACTCTCGTAAGCGTATCTGTCATCAGACTTACTAGTGTTACCCTTGTCCTTAACTACCTTATCAGCAATCTTATCCTTATCCTTAGGACTCAATTTTCTTCCTTGCCTTTTCATTGCAGAAAGAACCTCACCTTTTTTCACAGTTTCATAACTTGCCTTTTCATCAAGATACTTATTATTATACATGGCATAGATCTTGCCAACAATAGTCTCTTTCAAATCTGGATTAATAGTAATAGTATTCTTTACACTCTTCTCTACAATCTCTCTGTCTTTTTCATCAGATGTAGTTGCCTTCTCAGACTTATATTGAATCTTCTCTTCCAATTCTTTTTCTAATTTCTCAATCACCTTCTGCTTTTCTGCCCTAGACTCAGCAATAGCAGTGGCAATTTCTCGCCTACGAAGTTCTTTCGCTGTCAATTCCTCAACAACCAATTCATCCTTACCTATAAAAGCATTTTTCATACTCTTAAGTAGGATCTCTTCCGAACTTTCTTCAATAAAGTTTGCCATCGATTGAAAGTTGAGTTATTTTCTATTGTTATTTATAAATGACTTAACCTTTTCCATCGGAGTTAATGCTTGTACATATTCTCTGTAAGAATCTGTACCCACTTCTCTCTTCGATGCTACAACACCAGAAGGTGCTTTAGACTCCTTGATATCAGTGATCCAGGACTTAAACATTATACCATCATTGGTTGCTGCAATAACATAATTCGTACCCTTTCTCAGAATACGACCAGCTAATCCAGTATTAAGACTTTCTATTAATGTTCCAACATTAAAGATAACTCCAGTAATAAAATGCTCTCTCAACTCCTTAAAGTGTAACTTAGGAGCAACCCTCCAAACTTCAAGACCTTCTTTAGTGGCAGTTGCTTTCTTTCCTCCCCCAATTTTAATAAGTCTCTTCTGAACTGTATTAAAAAGTTCTCTAGCAACTACACCTCTTGCTGCTTTAGGAAGATCCTTTTTAAATTTTTTAAATGCATCAGGATCATCATCTGCTATTGTTAAGTTTCTGAGAGCCGTAGCATTGACCTTCTCTGTCCCATCACCCTTGGCAATATCTTCGTCTGTTGCGTCTTCCCCTGCTCTTTTTCCTGCTGAAATGACATTAATCGCATCAAAATTATAAAGTTGTCCGTTGTATTTGTTCGCGAGCTCCTCAAATTCTTTGACTCGCTTACCGCCAGCCACGACATTAACGGTTTGATACCCTTGTACATCTGCATGAGTTAAAGCATCAATAATTGTACGAATGGATGGATCATATATGATATTACTTGCATGATCTGGGAAAACTTTCTTCATAAAAAGAACCTTCTCCTCTGCACCAAGAGGATTTGTCTCATCACCTTCTGAGTGTGATGGATAAACTACATACTGACCTGCTCCACCAGTGTCATCTGCATCATCAGCAATGTCCTTAAGTTTCTTTAAAAGTTTTTCATGACCAATTGTCGGTGGGTTAAACCTACCAAAACCGATAGTAAGCGTTCCTCTTGTTTTTTCCACACCTCCTTGTTCCTCTGCAGGGGGCAGTTCTTCAGATGCCTCACCTGGTACAGGCGGCGGCGGTACTTCCGAAACCGTTTGTCTAGCTGCAGATCCTGGCTTAAGAGGATCGGTGTCTTGTGCTGGTTTTCTTCCACTGTTAAATACTAGTTCTCCTTCGATAGTTCTAGCAACTATTCTGCCATTGGAATCAGTCCAGGCACCATGCGAATCATTACTTAATCCAAGCTTCTTAGCCTGCTTTGCTGCATTGGATGCTGCTTCAGTTAAAAATTTAGAAAAAGACTTCATCTTATTTGCAATAAATTCGTCTGGATGTGCCCTTAATCGTATTTATATTAAATGCTAATGACATCCTAACCTCATCCGATTCATTACTTACAACTCTATGCTTAAGGAAAGATGGGAAGATAATAATATCACCTTCTTCAACATCCTCTGGCCACCACCATTGCCTAGAAAACTGATAGTAATCAGTTATATCCTCTTCATCTCGACAAGCTGCTGAACAAGTATAAATGCAATTAAATAACTGGTGCATTGGATTAGCAAACTGTATTGCCTGATGTTCATCAGGATTAAACTGTAGATAATGAATTCCAGAATAAAATGCAGGTAAGTGATCATGCTCTTCCTGATTCTCACCCTTAGCATAATAATTTAACCAAGACTCATGCATCTCTGCCCTTCCATTCGGACCAAGCCCAACATCTCTAGCAAAATCTTTCATTATATCATCATACATATGACTGTAAATATTTGCTTGAGAATTCTCAAAGTCAGTTGTTAATTGGCAATCCCAATTAGAAGGTGTCCCATGCACAGGAATAGATTTATTCCTTAGATATTTCTCATTTGCTATTGCTTTAAGTTCTGTTGGATCCTTATGATAACGAAATAAAGGCATTCCAAAAACTATATCCAAAGACTCAGGATGATCCATCATACTCAACCACCAACCTTTACATAACTACTGGCTGTCATATAATCTGTTATCTGATCATCACCAAATATTCTAAATCCTTTTGATGCTGCCTGAGTATAGACAGACTTCATAATATTCTCCTTAATAGTTGCAGTGATATTAGTTCTCTCTTTATCAAGAACCATACCAACCTCATAAGACTGAACTTTATTCTTTATAAACTTTGCACCTGCTGCCCAATTCTTCCTATCACTATTCCCAAGCTTTTTATTATATTCCCTCAATAAACTAGCAGGTTCATGACGATTATTAGATAACCAATGAATATACTTAGCCCAGAGCTGTGAATGAGGATTCTCATCATCTTCTAAAGTATCCCTTGAAAATGTTCCTGTTCTATTTGTTGCATAATCATTAAAGATATTCCACTCAGTAAACCAATGATTTTTATTATGAGGAATCTTTACATCATGTTTCCCAAAAATTTCTCTCTTCTTATTATGCTGAGCTCTTATCGCTGGTGATCCTTTACTCATCATTGTAATTAATGAAAACACAGGTAGAGTAGCCTTACCATGATTAGCAGCAGTACCAAACTGAAGTTGCATCTGAACATCTGCATTAACACCAGACGCAGTTGATCTTATATCCATATAATGTCCTGTCTGTCCTCCCAATTTAAAATTAACAATACATTTTGCTGCATTCTCTTTCCAATCAACTGATTCAATCTCAAGATCTAAATCAAGAGCATCTTCTATTCCTCTAGTTTCCTTATGATCAAATGAAGTAATCTGAACTGTAGGAATAGTTACTTTTAATATTTTCTTTTTACCAGTGATCATTACCTTCTTCAAAGATATAGGAACACCCTTCTTACTCTTATAAAGTTCATCTATGTACTGATTATACCAATATATACGATTCATATCCTGTACTATATAACACCTCTTCTTTCCTTCTGCTGGTAATCTCCTTGCTAACTCTTCATTCTGCTGTACTATCTTTTTCAATTTCGGTCTCTGTGCATATCGTATAGTATTATTTTCAAATGCTTTCATCTCCTGCTCTATCTGTTGGGCCTCATTAAATTTCAATGCTATAACATCAGCAGGATTCCACTTATCTCCAGTACCCCTAGCCATCAAACTATATACTTGCCTCACCTTAGGGTTTACAGCATTCTCTTTAATGCGTTTTGCTATCGCTTTAAATGCTCCTCTAAACTGTGGCAATTCTCCTGACTGATAAAAAATATATCCCTGACTATCAAGATAAGAAGACTTAAGAACTGCATTAGCAGTCCAAACAGAAGAATTTATCCATTCATCTAACTGTTTAGTATCCTTAGGATTCCTGGCCATACTAACCCAAAGAGGAAAGTCCCTAGACATCTTTGAGTAATCTATTCTAAGCCATTTTGAATACTTCGTATCTAACCCTCCACCTATATCTACCATCGTCTGCTTCAACTCATCATAAGTAATATCCTTACCATCCTCTTGCCTCATTGCAAAAGCTAAAGCTTGTAAGGATTCTTTATGATCAGTTAAAGCAGGAAATGCCATCTATCTAATACTTTATAGGTATTTAGAGGTCGTCTATGCGTCTGTTCTCTGAGAAATACGAACTAAATGTACCGTCAGGATAACGAGAAGAAAGTTTTGTAATGTTCTGAGCAAGAACCTCATCAAGAGGTACATTAAGTGCCATACATGCCTGTGCAACATACCACAGTACATCACCAAGTTCAATCTTCAAATGATTGATACTTGCATCGTCATATGACTTGCCCTGAAATGCAATCTTCTTCACGATCTCCAAGAACTCACCACCTTCAGCATTGATACCGATAGCAGCAGTCAATAGACGCTCAATCTTACATCCCTGTGCTTGAAGTTCTGCAGTACGAGCAATAAATGCTGATCCATTCTTAGAAGCATCACTAGTAACAGCATCAGCAAACCTAAGATACTCTATCCACTTAGGATTGTCTGCCCTAGTAGAGGATCCCCTAAAAGATTGAGTAGGAGTAATAGTTACATTACTAGTAACTGTTGGAGTAGGTACTGGAGGAGTTGGTGGCTGAACATCAGCATTTGTACCAACAGATACATCTGAAGGATTTTTGGGGTTAGCAATACTACCAAGTTGAGGAGCAGTACTATCAGTAGGATCGTCTCTCCAACCTAAAGATTGATTATCACCAGGCTCTGCTTCCCAAAATTCTTTAGGACGCCTAGGCTTAGGTTGTAGAGTAGTAGTTGGTCTCTGAGGATTTGTAAAATCGTTATCAGAAATAGCACTTGAATGTGTTGGCATAATAATTATCTTGGTGAAGTATTCTTAGGATGATAATTGTGAATCTTATTCAGATGAAAAAATTCCCAAGCATAGGAAACATTATCTAAATTTTGTTGTTCAAAATCTAATTCCTCTGGCGAGGTATTTATAAATCCCGTCAGAGTAACTCGATCAGTGTCTATAAACCAATCTGGTTTAATATATGGGGCATGTAAAAAATGTGTTGGATAGGCTATCATTGTATTATACCCTATTTCCACATTTTCTTCAAGTCGATAGGGTCCATAGTCATCAACATTAAACCAAGTAGCATCCTCCTTCAAAGAATTTTCCATCTCTTTAAAGAATTCTCCCTCTTCCATATTATCATTCCAACTATAATCTAATCGTGTTTTAAGATTATTAAAGGAATAAAATGCTGTATTAACATTATCAGACTTAGTAAGATTAATATTAAAAGCAATCTGATCAGAGACCTGAGGATCAAAATTTGTAAAATCTGTATGTGGAAAACATGAATGGATATCACTTATCTCCATATTACCATTAAAACAATTACCAAAGACTTGTCCTATTTGAACCTGACTAAGACCCAACACAGTTGCAAGTGGTTGAACCAGTGGTTCAGCAAACCAGCTATGCATCTCTGGATGAAAATGAACACTCTTCCCTGGTCTAATTACATTATCATCTTTATTATCACTGTTGTCCCACCAATAACCTCCTCTTAAAAACTCCCCAACCTTATCAGGTTCTTTAAAATAATCCTCTGCTACAAGAACTGGAATGTCATTATCCTTTCCCAATAATCTAAATTCATATTTAAGATTATTAAGATGACATATGTCATCCCATATACGACTACTAGATTCTATCATGTTAAAAACTGCAATTTAGCAAACTTATCTTTCATTGTATTAAATTTTTCCTTTGGATCCTCTTCTCCCTGTCCACTATCTAGTAACTCCCCACCCCTGTCCTGTTCACAATCAAACAACCTCATCTTCGCTCTATCAATACCTAAAACGAATCTCTTATTCATTGTAGGGTCATTATATCTATTCTTTAACTGCTTCACCATAATCTGATTCAACCCCTCAAGTTCCTCATTACTAATAAGAGCAAACATAAGGTCAGCAGTGGCGGGAAGACCGAAAGATTCGGAAGTGTCAGTAAGGTCAATATCGCTATTAGAAAAACCACTACGGGTAGTCTGGGTAGCCGAGAGAATCGGTAATTTGAATTCAACCGCAAGTCCTCTAAGTTCTTCTGCAATCGCTTTAACATATGAATAAGAATTAACGGAACCTAACTTATTATATCTAGATGATGCACATATATTAAGATAATCTATGAAGAGTATATCAGGTTTAAATGATTTTTTCAATAGGAGTTCATTAAGCAATGCTTTAAAATGTCCTGAATGAGCAGATGCAGTAGGATACTCTTTAATAATTAATGTACCTTGTGTTTTCTTAGCAATATTATTAACCTTATTCTCAAACATTACACGAGGAAGTTCACTAATATCTCTGATATTAACATCTAAGAGATTGGCGTCGATGCGTTCAGCAATCTTCTCTTCAGCCATCTCCAGCGTGATGTACAAAACATTCTTACCCTGGAGTAAGATACTAGCAGCGCAATGACACATAAAGAGAGACTTACCCACACCAGTACCTGCAAGAGCAATGTTGAGAGTTTTATTAGGAAGTCCACCCTTTGTGATACGGTTGAAGAATTCCAAGTCGAAAGGAATTTTGTCCTCACGCTTATGGTATGACTCGTATCTCTGTTCGTAATCTTCGAGATAATCATGTCCTATATGATTATCGAAAGAGACAGCCAAAGCATCAGACAAAATAGAAGGAATAGCATCCCTTCCTTTAGTTTCATCTTGTCCATCTGCTATTTTGATTGAGGACATCAACGCTAAGTATATAGCCCTATCTCGACACCACTTCTCAGTAGCATCATACAACCAATCATCGTTAATTTCACTATCCTCTAAAGCAGGAAGAACATCCTGGAGATCTTTATACTCCTGCTCATTGATATCATCCCTATTCTGAATCTCAATACTTAATACTTCTGTAGTAAGAAGTTTATTATACTTCGCAACAAAATCAATAATCTCTTGACAGACAATTGCTTCTGCTCTTACATCAAAGTAATCAAGATTAATAAATGGAATAACCTTTCTGGCATAGTCTTCATTATGAATAAGATTCCTAAGAATCGTCAGTTCAAGTTTTTCCATAGTTAAATTCTACTGATGCGGTTTCATCAAGAGCTTGCATTACTTCTGGTGTGAAATACTTTTCAGGGTTCTTATAGATTTCTTTGGCAAATAATTTTTTGCCATTGATCTCATAACGACCAGCAACATTCTTCCAGAGTCCTCCAATCTCTCCCAATTCTAACAAGCCATAGTACCTATCAAGACCACGGTCATCATAATAGAGACGAATTGTAACATCCTTATTCTCTTTACTTAAACGCGACTTTGCTGTCTTAGCTTTGATAAGATTTCCGACCGTTTCAGTACCATCCTTCTCTCTCTTTTTGCTGAGATATATGATAGTAGACGCCGCGTATTTGAGGCCACTGCCTCCGCCCATCTCTTTGGTGGGAACATAGGATCCGATGACATCATAGGTATGATTAGTTACTAGTAGTGGTATTTTAGCCTGCCCCAGCTTTAAAGTCAACATTCTAAATGCACCCTTAACAAGTTGTGATTTTGTCATGTCACGAACTTGTTTATCATTTAAAGCATCAGTGATTTCCTTTTCAGTAGAGAGCATACCAAGAGAGTCCAACACAAACATGCATGGTTTGCGATTTTCTTCCTTAGTCTTAAGGTATATATCTACTGCCTTAAGTGCCTTAGTCCTAAACTCTTCAATGGTCACCACATTAATGACCACAAAACGATTCATATCAATACCACGACTCTCTAATAATGATTTAGATATAGCACTCTCAGTATCAAAATAGAGGGTATAAGCATCGGGGTGAGTATCAAGGAAGTTCTTAACCACGGCGAGAGCGAAAAAAGTTTTGCCAGTACTAGACTCTCCAGCAAGGGCAGTAATCTTATTAGAAGACACACCCCCAAATATACTGCCTGAACACAACCCATTAAAGATATAGCTTCCTGTATCAACGAATTGTTCGACATCAGTAATTTCTGACGCCAGTTTTGTAAAGTCATCTCCAATTTCTTTTACAATATCCTTTAAAAAGTCCATAAATCACTCAAAAATATAATGTGAATTTTGAGATTTAAACATCTCTACCTGTTCTTCAGTTTTAAAAAACTTAAAGAGTATAATTGAGTGCCCTTTAAGTTGATACTTTACTTTAATCATAATACCATGCCATGTGATTCTCGTAGTAGTCGCTTATAAGGTCCACCAGGATTCTCATCCCTAGTTTCTTTTACTAGTTTAAGTTTCTGATACAGTGCGGTGTCTCCACCCAAGTGCATTGCACTAATAATTGTAGCAAGTTCTTGATCGTTGATAGGGAGATCCATTTAAGTAAAAAATGATTCTAGGTTTGCAATTTTTTCAACCTTCCATCCAATAGAATCCAGGATAATCCTAAGAGGTTCAAGGAAACTCTTAGAGAATTGTAAGTCATGATCGACATATTTGTCAATCCCTAACTCTTTTGGAAAATCTTGAATGAACGAGATTACATTTTCATGAATCTTGTTAGGTTTCTTAAGGTAGCAAAATTTAATCTTCTCACCATTACTAATTAACGAATACTTATTCGTCAACTTATTCTCCTTGATATAGTGATTGAAGAGCAAAGCACCCCGAACATGTATCGGTGTACCCTTGATATAAATCATGCTTGCCGATTTATATTTAGTGACATCTGAAACTGATCTAGGAAATGCAATCTCCTCAGGTGGGAGATTCCTAAATTTCTTACGACTAGTATCAATAAAATCAATAACTTCATCCTCTGTACCATTCATCATAAGTTTAAGAGCATCCTTAATCATTGCTCTACATGGTGCAGGTGTAGATGATTTAACTGCCTCTATGCCCATCATCTTCAACTTAGGTTCATTGTATTGAACTCCTTCACTGTTCCATACATTTAAAATGTATCTCTTCTTAGCAGTCCATATACCCCTCTCTGCTATATTCTCTCTTGCCATAACCATCTTCTGCTCATAGGCACTAACATACTCTGCTAATTCTTTATAGGACTGATCGATGAAGGGTTCAAATTTCTCCTGACAAATCTTATCAAGAAACGGGACAATCTTAGCAGGATCTCTTTCCTTATCTTTGTAAACAACATCGACAAGAGGACCAAGATTAAGGTAGATACTATCAGTATCACTAGCAATAACATAATCAATACCCTCCGTTTTAAGAATCTTATTTAAATAATCATTCATCTTATTCTCTATCCATCGGATACTAACCTGACCTGATAGAGTAATTGCTTCAGCATTTGCTAGTTTATAATACCTGAAGTACTGATTGCCGATAGCACCATAAGCAGAGTTAAGAGATATCTTCTTTGCCATTTGGATGTTGTTACACCTGGCAATCTCTTTGACAAGATCAGGCGTGGGTGTCTTCTCATATTTCTTCTTGGCATCAATCATCCTCTTCTTAAAGATCACACGCTCGTTGTACATCTTCTCCATTAATTCTGGTAGAAAACCTCGTACATCCTTACGATACTGAGCACCATTAGGACATACAGCATAATCGCCATCAATTGACACTTCGCCATTTAAAATCCTCTCAACGCTTGCGCTGGGATGTCTAGTCTCCCGTAAGGTTTCTGGACTGATATTATATTGCATAATAAGATGAGGATAGAGAGAGTTGAGGTCAAAACTAACAACCCAATCATACTTTCCTGGAATCGGTTCCTTAACATATGCTCCTGCGTATTTTTCATCCTTCTGAGAAGTGTTTTTAGGAGGAATAACGATATTCCTTTTCTTAAGATAATTATATATGATGTTATCCCACATCCTAACCTGATAGAATACATCAACATAATTAACCTTGGCATCATATGCCATAGTCAATGCAAGTTCAATCAGTTTCATCTTGTCTTCCAGTTGGTCAACAAGTTCCACATCTATTATATTATACTCTACGAATTTTTGCCAACCATTTGTATAGAAATCTTGAAATGTATCAAACTCAGAGTGATCCAATTTCTTTTGTCCAAGTTCTACCTCTGCAATATAATCCAACCTATAAGACTCTTGTGCCTTATAAGTAAACTTCTTATAAAGATCAAGATAATCTAACTGAGTAATGCCACCAATATCATATGCAATCTGACGACGACCTTTAATAAAGATCTCCTTAGGAGAACACAACCCCCAAGGTGACAGACGCTTCATCAATTTAGTACCAAGAACTCTTTCAATACGCTTGGCAATAAAAGGTATATCAAACAGTTGAATGTTCCATCCAGTAACAATGTCTGGAGTATTATCCATCCACCACTGAATAAAATCACTCAGCAAATCATGCTCATTATTAAACTGCTTGTAATAAACATTACCCTGTTTTAATTTAAAGGGTCCAACACCCCAAGTAATAATCTCCTTACTATTATAATCCTGCATTGAGATCAATAAGATCTCCTGATCTGCTGCTGCAACATCAGGGAATCCATTCTCAGAACGAGTCTCAATATCTATTGTATAAAGACTAATCTTACTAATATCAAACCTAATCTCATCCTCTGGATACTTGTCAGCAATATATTGATAGATAAATCTATCCTGACCATACACATTAAAGTTATCTACATACTCATATTTCTTAATAAAATCTCTAGACTCTCTGACTGATCCTGGTTGAATAGATTCAACAGGTTCCCCCTCAAGAGTCCTATACTTAGACTTCCTCTTTGAGGATACAAACAAAGTAGGGGAGTATCTTTCACGGAACTGAAAAGACTCCCCATTCTCATACCCACGAACGAGGAAGTGATCCCCGATCATTTGCACATTAGTGTAAAACTTCATCCAGCAGCAATCAATTCGTTATATGCTTCCAGAATTTCTAATTCTGGATCGACTATAGTCAGTATAGCATCAGAAGAAATCAAACACTTGTACTGTTGTGTCAGATTCCTACCTGGCCACCGCTGCAACCTTTCCTTCCAAGTTGTACCCTCTTCAATTCTAAATTCAACAGGATCTGTTAATTCACAATCAGGTTCACCTAATTCAGAACTAACTTCCCGAAGCTTTGTAATCAATACTTTTGATTCGTTCTTAAGAACGAGCAATTTAACTACTCCTTCCATTACATTCTCCTCCCATTTGTAAGTTCCTCATACATTACCCTTAAATCTGGAACTGGTTCACATACAGTAGCTACTGTATGAGGATTCACAATGTATGTATCATCCTCTGAGATATCCATCCAAGTCTTTAATCCAACTTTCTTTACCTGATTCTTAGTTGCATCATTATCCTCCATAAGAGTCATCTCTGGAGTATAAACAATCTGAAAGGGTTTAATGATCATATACTGTTTAGTATCACCATCCAAAACCTCTTTCACATCAGCAAGAAGTTGTGTACCATCATTTAAAATTGCTACTTTAATTGACATAGTTTTTATTTCTATTTAACTATTCTACCATAAAGAAAGGGAGGTGTCTACCTCCCTCCCTGGCCTTTAGGTGATTGCAATCAGGTAAAGGGTGGACCCCTTACCACTTCCATCTTAGATCCAGTCCTTACGCTGGTGATGTTCTGGTACTACCTTACCAAGTGTAACGGAAAGTAGTCCATCTTCAAAGGTGACTTCTTTGACAACAGTGTCATCAGCGATAGTCCATGCTCTAGTGAAGGATCTTTGTGCAAGTCCTCTATGTGCGTAATCAGTATCCTCTTTCTCCTCTCTCTTACCTTCTACAACAAGTTTACCATACTCTGTGTAAACTTTAATCTCATCATGTTTAAATCCTGCTAGAGCAATCTCTAGTCTGGATAATACATTACTTACATTGATGAGATTGTAAGGTGGATAATTTGTTTGTTGATGATCAAGTGGATTAAAAAAACGATCCAAATAATCGTCCATGCCTATGCCATTCTTATTAATCTTCTCCATCAATTCTGGAAGATTGGCAGCATGAAACCTTGCTAGGTTAGTCATAGTAGCTCCTTGTTAAGCGAGTTTGTGTTGTGTAGTCCCTTGCGGCGACTATACTTTATTTAGATACATCATAGTATCTTTCCACCCTTTAACACAGTGGGAATAACCGCCCCTCTCTTGTACTGCTTTCGCTAAAGGATAATCATTCTGACCTTCCTCCATCATATCTCCATAGAAATACAACTCATGATACCACTGAAAGTCTCTTAAAATCTGACTCTTATTACTACCTGGTGCTCCTAGATCAAGACCAGTCTGCCCTCCTATGTTAACTTCTAGATTAGGAAATTGATTCTTAAGTCTATCAGCAATATCTTTTCTCTCATGTTTTCTTTTATCCCACTTCACATATTCATCTCTACCTTCTCCTTCACCTCTTCCTAAGATACTAAAGTTAACTCCTCCAGGTCTATGTTCAATATGCAACCCATTACGAATGGGGAACTGGCTATAATCTAATTCATCTTGTAAGAACCTCTCTACCTCTACAGGTAACTCCCAGTCATCTCTATAGACATTCTTATCACCCTCATACACATCACTACCAGAACAATTATAAACTCTCTTACACTTATTATAAATCTCTGGTGTGATCTGTTCTAAAGTTTTATCTCTATCACTACCTGTGACAAGATAAACATCATTCTTCTCAGTAAACTGAAAGAACTCATGGAAAAATTCAGCAGTAATCTTTCTCCTACTAGGAGTTAAAGTGCCATCAACATCAAAAATAAATTTCTTCATTAATACACAGTACGAACACCAGTACTATTTCGCATATAGTCCATTAAAATATTAGTAATGTATGATAACCTTTGATAATTACCATCCACATACATATCCAATAACTCTTTAGTTATACTATCATACTCTGGATGCTTTTGGGAAAAAAGATACTGGCATGTTTGCAAATCTCTAGTATAAACTCTCGTCTCCTTACAAACTGTCATAAAACATGTTCGTAAAAGATGTTTTATATATTCTCTAACATCAACCTTATCAACATCACCAAGTATCTTATCACCAAAAGAACAATAGTAAGTAATAGATGATAATCTATCTAACTCATTAAGATCTTTTTCTACATTATATTCTAATAAATCAAAATCCAATTCATCTAAAGACAGATCTTCTCCCCATATACATTTACAAGTATATCTAAAGAGATAATCATCTTTAAATTCCTCAATACTATCCACACCAACATCAACAACAATATCTAATCCTAATCTATCGCCATAAGACTCAGCCTTATCCCGTAGATCATCATCAACTTCTCCATCAATTACCAAATGAAAATCTATATCAGAAAATTCCGTTACAGTACCACTAACATAGCTTCCGCTAAGATAAACTGAATGTATGTTTGTAAAATTGATGAATACATCTTCCATAAAAAGAGAACATATCTCTTTAGACTTTAGAATCATTCCTCTTCTGTCTTCTTTCTTCCTATATTATACTTGGTTTCTAGAATCCAGTCACCCTTATCTCTATATGCTAAGACTTTAATCTGATTTAAAGGTGCAATATCTGATACTTGATCTGCATTTAAAATAGTAATGAGTCCCCAATCAGCAAGCAACTGAGTAATACGGTTCCTACGCTGAACATCATTAACAGTAATATTAGCCCTCTTTCCATCCAGGGCAAACAACTCTTTAAAATGAACTATAAAATATCTACCTTGCTTATGAAGAATATGACAAGATTGATATAACTTCTTTTCTTTTCTGGATGCAACTCCAATTCTTGTTAAGGTCTCTCTGACCTTGAGAAAGTCATCAGGTTCACCCAATGAAACTTCGACCATCTGGTCGGCCGACCAATCAACGGTCGGTTCATTCACGACACTCATCTTATCCTATGGCATGTTGTGAAAGTATTTAGTAAATAATCCTTGCAAAAGGACACTTGAATATTTTCTTAGAAAGAACCTCTGGATCATTATCTATGATATCCAATTCTTCTTCTCGTCGATCTAAAATAGATTGAGGAATATCATCCTCACTTTCTTCATGAAGTATTATACCTTCATCCATATCTTTAGAATGAAAGGTTAACCTAAAAAGAGGATCACCTTTTTTAATCACAATAGGACAATCCATATTAACAGGAAGAATAGCATTACTAGTATTCCTCACCCATCTTGATAGATTCCACCACCCACCAATAGAAATAAAATTATTATTAAGTGCTGTGATTGGGTGATCATATTGTTCTATCCAAATATCCGTATCATATGTCCAAAAGAAAAACATAGGAAATCTTAATTGAATAATTGGTTTTGGTCCTAACGCATCAGTCTCATCAAATTCAATATACTCATCTAATCCATCTGGAGGCCATGTTGATGGATCTATTTCAAAATCTATAGGAGAAAGACCTACAAAAGTTCTATTTTGTTTATGCCTCCATGCAGGACATTCCTGAAATGAATAAGTCTTGTCAAACAATTCACTATTTCTAACTATCTTTGCATCAAAAATTCTATCGTTAGGTTGTGCATAATAAATTTTCATTAATGAATAGTCCTAGACTCTAGGGTATGCTTTGGGATATGATAATCAATAGTCCTAATGATATCAGTAACACCCTTATAATATTTTTTCATCTCATATTTTCTATGAAGATCATCTTCATTGATTTTATTCCCTGTCCCCTCTTCGTATATTGCCATAAAGGTAGCCATCATATGCCAATGTAAAGGTGGAATATATCCTGGTGATAAACAAATAAATATCTGATCAAATTTATAATCACCAAAATCATAATCTTCTTTCATAGACCAAGAAAAATTATTAAGTATTTCTTCACCCAATTCAGTATCTGTCCATTCTTCACTTCTCCTATTTAAAATCCAATGCCATGACTTCAACCTACCTTGAGACTGTAGATAGTATCCCCAGTTACCTTCAGTAACTCTTTCTTCTTTATCTATCCAATACATTTCTGTACGAGGATCATCGTATTCACCAGTTAAGATATCACTATGATGATCAATATTAACAATCTCAATATCCGTATGATCTTCTAAACCAAATAAGATAGAATCATGATCATATCCAAAATGAACATCCTTACAATGAGTAAATGCTCTTATAAATGTTCTTAAACAAAATTGATAATTCTCAACATCAATCTCATTACAAAGTTCTCTAAATTGTTGACGATGTAATTCTTGTGTCTGCCTCCACTTAATAACAGGCTGCTCATCAAAATCCCTTTCTGCCATCTCCTCTACTAATTTTGTATCCCACAATTTATTAATAGCAGGTGAAGATATAAAATCTAAATCTATACTAAGAACCTTCATACAATACCTCCAGTATCAAGTTTATCTTTAATATATTTAACTTGTTCTTTAGTAAGGATCCTCATTGCCTGTTGTGCTTTCTCAGTACTATACCTATAATATTTCTTAACTGCCTCTAAGTCTTCAATCTTACCCTTCTTTAACCAAGGGGCAAATCTCTTCTTCTTTCGCAAAGAATTCATAAGAAAATCATATTGAAGTTTCTGATCTAAGTAGTGAGACTTATTCATCTCATTAACAAAGAGTACAGAATCCAAAGATCCAGACAAACATTTGTTCACAACAAATGCTGGATATTTCTCATAAGGATCTTCATCGAGAAGATTTTCCTTTGTGAAATTAATAGAATTCAACCAGTGCTTAAGTTCCATAATTCAATAACAAAAGTTCTTTACGCTGTTGCTGTTCACTCATATAAACACCAACAGATCTCATAGTATATGTGTGATCAAACTCAGCAACATTCCAATTCTTGAAACGATCCCTAATTAACTGACTACTATTATAAGATATCATCTGATGTGCTGTATGATCGTCACACCATTTAGCAAAATGATCATGATTAAACAACTTATGCATCTCACCCTTCCTACCATACAAATTATCTTTAATATCGTATGGTGGATCTAGATAGATAAAATTATTATGATCAACATCATCAGATACTAAATCCTGCCAATCATATTTGGTAATATTCCAATTCTCAATTAGTTTACCATACTCTGCTAATTTCTCAATACCTCTGAAGGAAAAGTTGGATTCACTTGCTTGTGGTGAGAACGATGAGGACTCACCGAGACCAGAAAAAGAGCACTTGTTAATAACATAAAAACTAACGGCACGATTAAAGTTGGATTGTTCTTCAGCATTAACTTTCTCCTTAGATTCTTTAAACAATTCTCTAGCACTATCCCTATCAGGATAATGATTCTTTATACTCCAAAGAGCATCCTGTATATCTTGCCCACTATACTGCAACTCTTTCCAAAAATTATAAAGAGGTTCATAAAGATCATTAACCCATATATCAAGATGAGGATACAACTTAGTAACATATAATGCCACAGATCCACCACCTACAAATGGTTCACGATAATATTTGTACTTGCTAAGATCAGGAAAGTGCTGTGCTAACTTAGTACAAGCACGAGATTTACCTCCTGGGTAGCGCAAAGGCGTTTTAAGTGCTTTCATGATTTAATAATACTATATGATACCAGGTTAAGTCAACCTGTCCTGGTAGATACCCTAAGGTGACCCCCAGACACGCTGTAACCCAGTACAAGATAAGAAGTACCCATAGGGCACCCCAACTCCAATACTGTGGTTGTAGTGCCACCACGGCAAGAGTATGAACTGCTATCATAAACAGAATTGTTGGCCATTCAATCTTCATGTTAACTCCTTAATTTTATATTTCCAATAATCTCTATCTTCTTCAGAGATCCAAGGAGAATGTACCATCGCATAAGCATGTTGCAACCATTCTTTATCAGTCCAATCTTTTTTTGGATCCCCAATATAATCCTTTAGACTCATTTAAATTTCCATTCTGTTTTATTAAAAATCATTTTAATACATGATCCCATGTGTCTCTGAATTTCCTGTCCCAATTATCAATATAAACAGGCATGAAAGCATTAAGTGCAAGAGTAAGATCTACAATTTCCTTAGTCCTACCATTGTCTACTGCCTCCTGTAGTTGTTCCAGCATAAAATTAAATGTAGTGATCTCTGAGAATGCTACCTCTAGATCACT